TGCCAAAGCTGAAACCAATGAATAAACATCAATTGTTGATGATGACCTCTGAGCCAATTCATAGCTGCCGGGTGTGTCAATTTCGCCCAAGCCTGTGTTTTGTGCATTTTGCCATTGCTCTGTTGGATCATAAGCTGCCCATGTCAAAGCTGCTGGCACTTCATTCCAAGAATTAATGAGCAAATCGGTAAGAATGGTCAAAATCTGATCCCCATCAAAATCCTGTGACAAAACCCCATCTGTCAAGGCTTTTGGCAATCTGGCCAAAGCGCCCACAGCTGTAATCCTGACCGATTGATTGATTCCGACCACACCCGATGCAGCTATGCCAATACCTAAATCAACGACTGTGCCGCCAAAGATTGGCACAAATGTTGCTGTGGAATCTTGCAATTCAATGGTTACAGAATCATTGATTTCTATGTCAATGTTCGATTGATCTAAATTAATTAGCTCAAGGCTCACATATCCGGCGTTTGCTTGCTCATAAATGTTGGTGCGACCTGATGTGGTTGAAAGGTTGGCCAACACATAATTTGTGTATTGAATACCTGCAATTTTAACGCGCCAAACAGGATTAAAAATTGTCATAAATAGACCAAATTGCTTGCGCCATTTGTGCCTCTGAAAGTCGAATTGTTTAAAGCATTGGCTGTTGCGCGGCTGAATGCCTCCTCATCAATGATTGATGGAGCATTAACATTAATTGTGATTCCACCTTGCGCGGCTAAGCGTGCAGCGTTTTGGGAGTCTGTAAAACCGCCTCCACCAGCAGCTGCTAAACGAGCTGCATTTTGAGAATCTGTAAATGCACCAGTAATGGCTTTTGTTGCAGTTGCGGCTGTTTTTACAGCTGTGGCTACGCCCCCACCACTAGTCACGCCTCCACCAGAAACAGTTGTGCTGCCCGTTGCTTTACTTCCACCGCTAATTGCTCCCGGTGCGCCACCAACTGCAAATGTTTCTGCTCCTGGAGTATCACCTGATCTTGCCAAAGCATTTGCTCCAGCCAAAACACCAGCAGCTAGTGCCACCGCTCCAACACCAAGCAATGGATTTAAGGCAAATGCTGTTGCAACACCAGCCACAATGGCTGATGCTTTAAGCAAATTATACGCCTTAATTAAAGTATTGATCAGAGCGATGGTAGCCACAACAGCCGCACTAATTTTGGACACAACAAAAACTGTTCCAATGACAGCAGCTAAAGCAATCAATTCATCTTTTAGATTGATAACTGTGTCAATTACACCTCTAACCTTTTTGCCCCACTCAATGGCTGTGACCTGTGAATCAGTCAATCCGTCTTTTAAACCATCATCACCAGTAAGTCCAGCAACAAATGATTCAATTGCTGGCACGACTGTAACAATTAAGAAATCTGCTAATTCTTTTACTACGGGCAACAAAGCTGCCCCGATTGCCTCCTTTGATTCATCCACAGCAATTTTTATCTGTCCAAATTTAAATGCAGCCGTGTCTGCTTGATTTTCGATAAACCCATCAAATGTCTTGTTCAATAATTGCTGAGTTTCATCAAATGTCAATGTCGCTAATGTAGCTTTATCAATGCCAATGCCTAGTTTGCCAAGTGCTGTGTTGGAGCCTTCATAGGCTTTTCCGAGAGCGTTTGTGACTGCCTCTAAAGGCTTGTTTCTTGCAAGACTTATTTCTTGAGCTAGTGATAACAATTCTTGAGCTTTTGTGACATCTTTAGTCGCTAAAATTAAGCGAGACAAAGCCGGGCGCAAAACATCATCAGTTGTATTAGTGGCAATAGATTGCTTTGTAATGTATTTATCTATGCCGGCAATCTGGTCAGCTGTTGCGCTAGTGGTGTTGCGTATTGTCTCCTCAAGTTTTTTCTGGCCTACTTCATCCTCAGCGGCGGCTTTGACCGATGCAATTGCAAACGCTCCAATCGCTGCACCAGCAGCCGCAAAGGCCACAGCTGCCTTTTTGCCAAATGCTGTAAATTGATCGCCAATGCTCTCGGTGTCTTTACTCGCAACCTTGATGCCTTTTGTAAATTCAGCAACATCGGCCAGCAATGACAGTTTTAGCGTTCTTGATCCTTGAGCGGCCATTTACCAGACCTTCACAATCTGTGAAAACGCCTCAGCCCATTGGCTAACAATTTGAGGCTGTTCTGCCTTAAGCGTTGGATAAATAAACCAACCTTTTGAGCCGCGACCTTCACGACCCGACCAGATTGGAAATTGTCTGTATTTGTTTGATCCAAATTCGTAACCACCCCAAAGCTGCTGGGTTGTGCCACCGCCTGAAAATTTCTGTGAGGCAAAACCAAATGACATTTCGCCAACCTTTGATGATTTGCTAACCCGTGAGCCTTCGGCAATGCGGCGTGAAGCTGTGTCTCGGCCTTGAGATTTGGAAATGATTTTGCCTTGAAGATAGGTAGCAAGGCCATTGGACACACTTTTGGCTTTTGTGACAGCTTCATCATCCATGCCTTTAAAAGCATAAATGATTGATCGTAGTTCAGCTTTGTCAAAAGCAACTGCATCCTCAGCCATTTCGCGCCTCCAATATCTCAATTGCTGTCAATAAATCCTCAGCTGTTTTAAATTCGCTAAGAGGTTGGCCACTTGCTATGGCTACCTCCCAAAGAATCCTATTTATGCTTCCGGACTTATAGCTTTTGGGTTTGCATCACCAACAATTATGTCAGCAACAGTCTCGCACCAAATCTCAAATGGCTTGGCTGGCTTGCCGGCCATTTCTCTTTTCATTGCGTGGTATGCAAGAAACAACAGATCAGACACGCCCATTTTGTCTTGAGCTTGTCCAATCGTGTTGCCAGTCTTGTTTTCCCATTTTGCCCATTCTGCTGGATGTGCAATGTATGTCTCAGCATTGCCGTCCGTGTATTCAATAGTAATTGGTAATTTCATGCTCCCGAACTCCTTTTTATAGTGTTGGTGTAGTCACACAGGTAAATGCTAGTGAAACAGTTTGTGCATCGGGTGCTGTGCCTCCAGCTGATGGGAAAATTGGCTGCACATCAAAATTGAACACCGATCCTGATGCAGCTGTAAAGACAACCGCCAATGGTGTGTTTGGTGCTGTGTCTGCCGCTGTCCAAAGTGCGTTGCACAATGATCCACCTGCTGGCCAGTCGGCGAGCATCTCAACAGCAAACGATCCTTGCGAATCTGTCGTGTAATATGCTTTGCCCGAAAGTGTTTGATATGTATTGATTGTTGAATCAATAGTTAGAATTGCGGATGTGGCCTGAGCATCATAAGTGTCACCAGCAATGGTGAAAGTGATGTCTCTGCCGGTGACGATTGTTGTTGGCATGATTTCTCCTTAGTTGGTGTAATAGGTGCTGACTTGTAAATCGGCTGTGAGGTATTTGCCCGCACCGACTTCCAATGCTTGTGGTTGATTGACATTGCCTACTTCATAGCCATCGGGCATTGTGCTGATTATGTCAATCATTAGTTGTTCGAGGTTGTCTAAAGCTGCTGCATTGTTCATATAAGCGACAACACCAGTCACAGTCAAATTGATTTTGACTTTAGTTGTTGCGCCATTGATTAAAACGCTTTCAAGATATGGTGCATCCGGGATTAAACAAATGCTTGGAGATGTCATTGCCTCTGGAATGCCGTTATACACATTGGCTGCAATCGTTGAGAGAGCGGTTTGCAATGGCGTGCGGATGGCTGATTCAATGGTCATTGGCACATTGCCTCAACATCCAAGAATGGGCCTAACAAGCCAACGACTCTATTCGTCAAGCTGCGACCAAGCACAAATGGTGACGGCTGAAAATTGTCTGCCATGATTTGATTGCCGGGAGCTGTAATGCTCTGAAAAATCTCAACCGAAACAACCAAAATTGCGTTTTCAATCGGCGGCGTGCTTGCGTACAGCTGTGCAGCTGATGATCCACTCAATGTAGCCAATGCGCTTGGAATAAATGGCAATGGATAAGTCCGGTCAGCCGCTGCTGTTGCAGCTGTAAATGTAAATGGCTCAATCCGATCATCGGTGACTGTGTAAGTGCCATTGTAGGTTCCGGCCCCGGTAACAATGACAGATTGCCCCGGCACAAAATAATTTGGCCGGATAGTTGTGAAATAAATGACGGCATTATCCACATTGGCAAATGTCACCGATGATTGGTATTGCGTAAGTAAAGGCAAAATTGTCTGCTCAGCTGAATCAATAAATGAATCAAGCTGTGCGTCAGAATATAAAGAAACCGAGACACCAA